AATGAATTATATTGTACATTATAGTTTGTGTTATTCTTTTTTGCACGCATTATTATACCACTCGATATATGCTCTTGCAATTTCTGCTAAATGCTCTCTTTTTAAAACAAAAGATAATTTGTTGCCGCAATCAGCATTTGCAATGATATTTGCATTTTTAGGATTAATAATTTCTATGCCAGCTATGTCTTCTTCAAAAACATCACCAAAAACATGCGTGCTTTCATTATGCCATATAGTAAACTTAGTGCTCATCTTTAACCTTTTTTAAAATAGCAACACCTCCAGGGATGAGATGTTTTTGTCCTTCACTAATTACTTCAAAAATTCTATAGAAGTTTAAATCTTTTTTTATGCTTGATATTACACCAAAAATTGGTTTTTCATTTGAGAAGAGCCAAGATACTTCTACTAAATCGTTTTTTTTAAGTTTTCTTAGTTCTTTTTTAGTCTGATATGGTTCTATTAAAATATCATTTTCTTCTATCATTTTAGTACTCACTTATTTAATAACTTCTAAGATATCTTCGTCATAAAAAACAAACATACTTTTAGAGCCTGTAATACCTTTATAGAATCCTCTCGGGTAATTACTCGAGACAAAAAGCAAAGGAATAACATAACACGAATTTTCGCTGTTCTTTTTTACCTTTAACAAAAAAGATTTTTGAAACTTAAATGTTCTTACAACACTTTTCTTTTTAAGTACATCTTTTTCAGAGTAGTGTTTGTAGTTTAAAGTATCTTTAATAGTCCAGAATTTTTTCTCATATTCCATTTAGACTCCTATTGTCTGTCGTTCTTTGACCCAATGAGTTGTTCTCTTATCTAGAGTTTCTTCTTTAATTACATTGTGGCCATTATAGTCTTTACTTCTACCATAAACAACAAATCCTGTAACTGCATTACCCTGTTCTTGATCAAACGTATAGTAGTCTTTTATTGATGCACCTTGCTCTGCATATGATTTTCTTATCACGAAAAGAATCGCTTTGTACAATGTTTCTATATTTGTGTCAGTTAAATCTTTTATTGTAGCATGTGGATTAATCCTAGAATACCATAAAGATTCTGCCTTGATATAATTTCCAATACCAGAAATTACTTTTTGATTCATTAATACACTACAAACATTCTTTAAATTATGCTTTCGAAGCCTGTCGGTAAACACTTTTAAAGCAGGAGGATTTGACAGCATGTCTGGGCCAATAGACTTGAGTTTTTTAACTAAATCATCATTACTTTTAACATGTACTGTACCAAAGTTTCGAATGTCATTAAAGTAAAGACTTTCGTTGTCTGAAAAATGAAATGATAGTCTGGTATGCTTTGTTTTGTTTTTTGACCAATTACCTGTCATACCTAAAGTATTAAACATTATAACATCTTCAAAATCAAACCATATAAACTTTCCTTTACAATTTACGCTTTTTAAGTTTTTGTTTTTAAATACAGAAACATCGAAAGGTTTCTTTTGATATCTTCCACTTTCAATTTTAACGTAGTCGATTGTTTTTCCTTGAAAGTTTTGATTTATTTTGTTGACAAATAGTCTTACTTCAGGTCCTTCTGGCAATTTAACCTCTATTCAATATCTCTGTCATATGGTTCGTTTGGTAATTCACCTGATTCAATTACTCTATCTAGATAGTCTTCTAGCTGTTCAAAAGAAGTACAAACCTTAATACCACTTCTAGCAAGCATTAGGTTAAACTTTGCACCTTCAGGCAAGCCAGCACAAAAATAAACAATAGGCACATCACATGCATGTGCATATCCTGCTTCCCAAATAGTTCCAATATCCTTGTCACGAGTATTAACGACTAAAAAGTCTGCTGTTTTGATATGGTGTAAATTACCTGAAAATGTTTCATCTTGTACAGATCTAGGTGCATCTGGCGGGCATACAAAAATCCTGCGAGGAGACGCTAGATCAAAATGATCTGATCGTGTATCAAAAATAGATTCTAGTTGTGTTAGTTCTTCTGCTTGTGTAGGATTAAACCATCCGCTTGCTAAATAAATCTTTTTCATTAAAAAGGTCCTTTTGTAACTGTTTTTCTACGTTTTTAACTGTTTTACAACAAAGCTTATTATTTGTAACTGTTTTAAAACTCATTATCGAGTTGCTGCTTAATTTGATTTACAGCGTTTACATCATCATTCCACATTCTTGTAAAGATCTTTTCTTCACCAGACTTATTGCCATTAATCTCTTCACGACGACATGAATAAATAGAATCTTTTTCATTGAATTCAAACAAATCGTTTTTAGGCTCTGGGTGATAAAGGTTTGTTCCACGAGATGTAAATGTACCATCAGGTAATTCAACACGGAAAGTGCGAACATAATGCATATCTGGCTTTTCAAAGTTTAAACATGTAGAAACTTCTGGAATTGCTGTGCAGACAATTTTTGCAATACGCGTTGCAATAATATTGTCAACTTCTGGCTGAATTTGTACATCTTGACGTTGTCTAATAAACCCAATTAAGTCTTTAAGATTAAAACGTGCAACATAAAAAGTCTCTAGAGACTTAGGTAAAATAACTCGAGCATCCATAAGTGATACAACGCGTGAGTCTACCATGTCAGCATAAAGTTGTTTTGCTGCAGCTGCAACTTCCATAAACCGATGATGAAAGTCTGAGTTTTCTACAGACTCAGGTACTAAAACATTATCGTTTCTAAGATCTCTATCACCTGTACATTGCGCTGCAAATGAACCGGCTCGATGTCTAATTAAATGAGTAACAGTTTGTGTATCAATTCCGCTAATCTTAAAAGTAAATCCTAGACACTCCATTGGAGTAGGAAGTGCCCTAAAGTTAAGTACGTCTTGCAAATTAAGTGAAGCTTCCTCAGGTGTTGCATTTTCAAATGCTGTTTCAGAAGGCGTGTCGGCCCAAGTTGCTTTTGTCATGTGCCAAGCAATTTTTTGTGCCTGCTCTCTTGTAGGGCCATCGATAAGTTCAATATTAAGTGATTCTAAGTTGTTAATGTAATGAGTAACAGGAACTTGATCAAATTTAAGTTCCATAGGGAGTGTGACTTGTTTAAGATCATTATTGATTGGCATATATTCTCCAAATAAATTGATTGTTATTTAATACTTTCATATTATACAATACAAGTTTAAAATTTACACGCAAATTAAAACTTAATATTGTTTAAATCTTCTAAATTAAAGTGACTAATGTTTTTGTGAGATAAGTCTTTATTGTAAGCTGTTTTTGGTACTAAGACATTTACGTCATGCGTTGCATATTCCATCGCATGTTTAGGACTGTCGTCTATAGCTACAACTAAGTTTCCTTTTAAATAAAAGTCTTTTTTAGAAACCCAGATATATTTTTCTGCTGCAAATCCTATGTTATCGAACGGAATATTATTTCTGGCTAGCCAAAGATAAGTTTGGTATTTGCATTTTAAGTTATGCTGGGGACGTGATGTTAAAAGTTGAATGTAATATCCATCTTCTCTAGCTAGCTGCAAAAAATTAGACATCGTCTCAACTGCAGGAATGTTTAATAACTCATTTTCAGAAATAAACTTTTCAAAAACACCTTCTGGGCTATAACCGTGGTCCTTTACTTCTTTAGAAGAATAATAAGAAGTACTGTTAGGATCAATATAGATATTGTAAGTTTTATTTAACCAACTATTAAAATACGCTCTAAACTTACAAAGAACGTCATCTATATCAACTACTACAACTTTTTGTCCTTCTAAAGGTTCTGAAAAAGAATTATTTATCTTAAGATGTACATCTCTTTCTTCGAACGAGTCAATAAATTCATTTGCACTAATTTCATATAAATTCATTATCGCAAGTAAGTACCTAAATACGTCTATCGAGTTATAGACTAGTTTGTCTCTATCAAATGAGAAATTAGACTTATCAAATATTTTATAGTTGCAAGAAGAAATTATTTCTGTAACTTCAGAATGCATCGCTAAAGTTAGCGTTTTTAGCATTTCTTCTTTTTCTTTTGGCGACATTTTATCTTTGTTATAAAAAAGGTTTGAAAATTTTTCTTGCTGTTTAAGTAAGTTTTCTATATTTTTTTCTTTCATTAATAAATTCTTTTTTGTTCGGGTGTAGTTCTGATAGCAGATTCTTAAGAGACTCTATTTGATGAGGCTCTCTAAAATTATCAGCTAAAACGTTAATTATAATATTTGTATCTAATGGCTGCATTGTCATATTAGTTTCTAACATCAATGCAAACATAATAAGCATAGGTGACATTAAACCTACTTGTGCATCATTAGCTGTAGTGTCATAAGCATCTCTTCCAGCTTGAATTTTTTTTCGAAAAAGTTCTATTGAATTAAATATATCATTCCACTTTGTAGGGAGTCTAGAAGCTTTCATTAATAGCATTTTAGCTTCTGCTGCAGTGTCAATTGATAGTTGCTTAGTTTCTTCTTCTTCGTGTTTCATACTTTAAGCCTTTCTATTAAACTTTTTAGCTTTTTAAAAATATGTATGTCAAAATATTTCTTATTGTAAGCTTCACTTAAAGACTTTAACATGTTTATGCTTTTAACTATAGATATTGTCTTGACAACTTCGAAGTTAGTATCTATTTCTACATGTACATTGTTGTTAATATTTCTTTCTAAAACATTTCTATTTACAGCATACTGTAATTCTTTTGAAATTACACTAATTATATCAGATTTTATTTCGTTAAAGCTTGACATATTTGAATGTATTTCACATTGTATATCAACTTCTCCTTCATCTTCTTTGCTGTTATGATCATACATAAAAGATTTTCTGTCGTAATAAATTTTGTGCTTATTCGAATTTTTAATTTTAGCGTTAAGTGTTATAGAAAAGTCTGTTAAAAGTGTAAGAGTATGAACAAAGCTAAACTTTATATTTTTAGTTGTTATTACATAGTCTAAGTTAGTCGACGTAAAAATTATAATATCATTATCAATATAGATTGTCAAATAAAATTCTTCTGATATTCCTAGTGCGTAAAAAATATCTGCTTCTATTTTTGACCAGATTTCAAAAACTAAACTAGACGCTCTAAATTTTTCGTTTAGAAAAATGTCTAATTCGTTTTTGAAATTAAGCATTGCTAGTAGCCTTGTTCAAGTCTAGCTTTAATAATTCTATCCTTCTTTAAGAAAGCATTATAAAATTCATCTACATCAACACCAATAAGAATCATTAAAGAAAAAAAGTAGTTAAACGCATCAACTATTTCTTCTAAAAATTCATCGCGATCAATTTCAGGCATTTCTGTCTGACGGTGTGGTTTCCAGTTTTTTAAGTGCCCTAATGCTTCAAACATTTCTTCTACACCTTTAAGTGCTGTTTCTCTACACGTAACTTGTGCTTTTTTTGTTGAAAGATCTACAGGCCAGTCTGGATATGTATCTTGAAATTTATCTTTAATTAAATACATGAATTGTTCTCTTTTTTGAAAGATATCGTTAAGCATGTCTTTAGATAAATTTTTAGACAAAATATATTCTCCTAATTAGTCTTGTTTGTTTAAATTCTTATTAGCGTTTTCTAACATTTTATCAATACTTAAATCAAAAGTGCACGCATAATCATCTTCTAATGTCATTGCATTTAAGTCACTACTTTCATCACATGTCATTCTAACCATTCTTAAATGATCAATAATGTCAGTGCCAGTTAAAAGTGAGACTTGTATAATCTTTGCAATATGTGCAATAGTGCTGTCGTGTAAATTAAATACTTTATTTTCCATTTTTCCTCTTTATAGTATCATAGGTCTTCTTTGTAATTTTTGGTTAACAATATCATTGTCATGTTCCATTACTTTAATCATGTCAACACCTTCAACAGACTTAAGTAATTGTGCAACACGTTTGAGTTTATTGTCTGCAGATATGTACTTTGGAATATAAGAAACATTAAGTTCTACTATTCTATGTCCGTTATTTGTAACGGGTTCGCTAATGGGTCTAGTTTGTCTTACTGTTACAATTCCTTCAAGAGCTCTCATGTCTGTCATTATATCAAGGACAGTCGGGTCTTCTCTTTCTTCAATCATAATTCTACATCTAACTAGCGTATTAACTAGATCTTTATGCCTTTCAAGCAAAAGTCTTCTGTCTTCTTCTATAATCATTATTAACCTCTATAAAAAGTATAATAATAATTATGGATCAATTATACAATTTTTTTGTAATTAATGCACGCCTTTTATATTTCTATACGCACTGACAGTGACTGGCCATAACTCTGTAATAATTTCTAACATTTTTTCAGCTAGTACTTGAATTTCTACTTGAGCACCTTCATGCATTCTCAAGTCAATAAATTTTAAAATATTGTTAAGATTAGCAGTTGCATAATATTCAGTATAAAGATTTTGAGGCAAAATACCTCTTGCTTGCTCTTTGCAAACTCCAGCATCAATTAGTTTATCAAATAATTTAATTGATTCTCTATGATGCATCTTTATAATTTCACTAGCATTTTTAATCATAGGCACAGAACACATTTCAGTATCGATCGATATTTCTGGATTAAAGGTCTCTTCTCTCTCAGAAGCTTGTCTATTACTCTTATGCTGCGTTCTTAACATTTCTGTTTCATAAAACTCTAAATTAACGTCTGTATATCTTCTGCTAATTTCGTTATATGACCATGTTCTGTGCCTATGATGTTGACTACGAACAAATAGAGGCACTTTAATTCTAAATGTTGCAATATTATGCTCGAGTGTAGAAGTGTGCTTATGTCTAATTAGATAATTGATAAGTTTTTCGTCTTTTGAGTCTAGTTCATCTTTTTGTACACCAAAAGAAACTCTAGCAGAGTTAACAATTGTTATGTCCTCACCCATAAATTGAACTAGTTCAACCTTACCAATATTGTCATCATATAAAAAATGTTGTTTATTCATACTACCCTTATGAAAAATTTCCGTCTAATCCGTGATATAGTTTTTCTGCCCATGGTATGACATCCCACTTTTTTGCTGAAATGTTATGGTGTCCAACAATGCTAAACTTTGCTGCATCTCCTACAGCATATACTTCATTATCTTCACAAATTGGCTTCCCATCTAAATGTGTTGCTTCTCTTAAAGCTTGCAAAAAGTCTCTGCTTAATTCAGCCAGCTCATCACCAATCATTACCATTTCTTTTCCTTGAACTCTAGGATCAGAAATTGTACAGCTTTCTTCAATATATGCATCAGGATACCAGCTTTGTGTCTTTTCCCAGTACTTAACATCTGGGTGCATGCATATGTCAATACCAATAGAATGTTTATTAAACTTACCTGCATGGTATGCTACTAAACCTGTGTCTAAACATTGCAATATTTCGTACTCGTTTGTTTTGTGGTTTTTACCAATTAAAAAATGTGATGAAACATGCCTTCCTCTTGCCATGTTAAAAACGTTATAACAGTGCCTAGTATTTAAACCACCCCAGTGTACACAAATTGTAGAAGGATCTGACTTTCTCTTATACCAGTTTTTTGTTCCATCGTCTAGTTCATAGAGAGGTGCTGACCAATCTACTGAAAGTTCACAGTTAATTGGTACAACCTTTCCCATATGTAAAATAACTGGTGAGTCAAAATACTCCTGGACTTTTTTGTGCGTTGCTGGGCCATAAACACCATCTGCAGTAGCACCTACTTCTTGTTGAAGCTCTTTTACATAGCTTCTATTCTGATTTAATGTTGTAAACTGTTCCATAATTTACCCTTTCTTGTTGACTTGATTATATATTAGTCTAAATCAATATCTACAGAAACTGTTGCCTTTAACCTTGGAACTCTTAGGTGTTGAACGATTCCATGCTCTAAAGCTTCATCTGCGTCAAGGAACCAATCAGCGTGTCCTTTGTCGTGAATAAGTTTAGTAAAATAGTCATCAGGTTTGCCACAATTTCTTGCCATCATTTGATAAACTTTTTTATTCAATCTTTCAGATTCTCTAGCATCTGCCTTTAATTCCTCAACTTTGCCAAAAGCAAAACTAGCAACATCGTGAATCATTAGCGTCGCATCTTTATCCATAAATCGCAAACCGTCTGATCCAAAAGACGAAAGAATTGCACCGCATGACATAGCCTTTCCTTGCACAATAGTTGCTACTGGAATTGTAGAAGATTTAATAGATGAAATCATGGACATAAGAGAGTAAACTTGCCCTCCATATGAATCAATAACTACTGGTACTACTTTTTGTCCAGTATTCTGTGCTAAAGACATCGCAGTTGAAAACTCTGTTGCAGATTCTTCATTAAACTCATTTACTACAATAATAATAGGATCTTGTCGAAGTTCAATTGTTTTAATTTTAGGTGAAATATCCGTTAAAAAATTCATATATTTTAAATACCCTTGTTTGTTTATTTTTAATATTATAAAAGTTAGATTAGTAATTTATAAATTAAGATTAAAATTCTCTTAAATTATTTAGTGACATAGCACCAGACTTCCTGCTAACTTCTTTTCCATCAACAACTTTTACAAATGTAGGTACGTTTAAAACTTTAAACTCAGTTGCCATTTCCATATTTTCAGTAATATCAATCATTCGAATGTTTAATTCACTTTTTACTGATTCATTTAACTGACTTTTCATTGCTCTACATGGACCGCACCAAGGTGCACTAAAAAATAAGATTTCTGTATTCATATTGTTCCTTAAAAATTTTCCCAGCCCCATGAGTCTCCGCTCATGCCATCGGCGTTATAATCTGTTACTGTTCCTTCGAAGAAATTCTTAAACGAATCTCCGTTAATAATCCAATCTAACCAATCAAGTGGATTATTTTTTACTTTAAAGTTAGGTTTAAGACCAAGCTGAATTAAACGTCTGTCTGCCAAATATCTAATATAAACTTTAACTTCTTCCTTGTCTAAACCTTCAATGTCACCCATTTCATATGCTAAGTCAATAACTTTATCTTCTAACTTAACAGCTTGTCTATACATTTTATAAATAGACTTTTTAAATTCGTCATTAACGATTCTAGGGTGTTCTTTCATATATTCTCTAAATAATTGAGTCATTCCTTGAACATGCATTGTCTCGTCGCGAATTGACCATTCAACAATTTCACACATTCCTTTCATTTTGCCAAATCGCTGGTAATTAAGCAACATGACAAAAGCTGAAAATAGACTCATGCCTTCGTTACATGCAGACTGTGCAAGAGCTAGTCCTAAGCCTTTTTTAGTACTAACATCATTTTGCTGCATAAATTCAATTTTATCGCTCATTTGTTTGTACTCTAAAAAAGCACTATACTCTTCTTCAGGAAGTCCTAATGTATCATTAAGCAGCGCGTAGCTTCTTTGATGCGTACCTTCACGATTTGCAAATGAAAGCAGCATGCTTCTTATTTCGTTGTTTTTAAATTTTGGTATAAACAAATCACAATAGTTTCCGCCAACCTGTACATCACTTTGTGTAAAAAGTCTTAGAATCTGTGTAATGTGATTTTTTTCTTCGGCAGAAATCTTTCCACCTTTCCACTGATTTACATCTTCAGCCAGCTTAGCTTCCCAGCTTCCCCAGTGAATCTTCTCATGAGACTCTGCTATTTCCATAGCCCAAGGATACATAAACGGCTTATATGTAGTATTGTATTTTAATAATGACATAAACTTTATAACCTTTGTTTAACCTTTGTAATAACTATCCTTGACAACTTAAACAATCGTCAGGATCTGCAAAGTCTTGAAGCTTATCTTGTTCAACTTTTTGACTAACCTTTTCTGCAGAAGCACCAGCATTAGTTCTTAAGTAATATAAGCCTTTTAATTTCTTTTTCCATGCTCTAACGTGTACAGCATTGACATATGACTTAGGTGTACCTGCTGGGAAGAAAAGGTTAATGCTTTGACCTTGACATATAAACTCTTGTCTATCACCAGCGTGATCTACAATCCATCTTTGATCTAATTCAAATGCAGTCTTAAAAACTTGTTTATGCCAATCAGACATCCAATCTAAATGTTGCACAGATCCTTCGTTTAAGATAATTGAAGTCCACTGATCTTTGAGCCATTGATCTTTGTCTTGTACTTCTAATTCATCAGCATATGTTCCTATAACTTTTTCTAATTGTGCATTTTTAACTAAGTAAGATCCCACGCGAGTTCTATGTGTATATGCATTTGATTTCCACGGTTCAACTGAAGGTGAAGTACATGCGATAATAGAAGAATTTGCATTTGGTGCTATAGCTAGCAAATGAGAGTTTCTTACACCGTGACCAATTGCATCAGGGCATTCTCCTTTTAATTCAGCCAACTCTGCTGTCTTCTGTTTTGCTTTTTCTTTAATATCCATAAATATGGTTTTATTTGCTGCAATAGCAATTCCTGATTCAAACGGGATATTCTTTAATTGCAAGTAAGCATGGAATCCCATTGCACCTAGTCCTAGGCTTCTTTCTAAAGAAGCAGATCTAATTGCATTTGATAGGCTTGCTGGTGCATTTTCAATAAAATAAGTAATTACATTATCTAGATATTCAATTAAATCACCTACAATTGATGAATCTTTCCACTCATCGTATTTTTCTACATTTAAAGAGCTAAGACAACAAACTGCTGATCGATCTTTTGAAGTTGCAAGATGAATCTCGTTGCACAAGTTGCTTCCATGAATTTTAAGACCTAAGTCTTTTTGAAATTGTGGTAAGTGTTTATTTGCTTCGTCAATAAAATTGATATAGGGCTCTCCAGTTCGAAATCTAATTTGAAGAATTCTTTGCCATAGTTTTCTTGCGTTAATTGATTCTCTAGTAGAACCGTCATCAGGATCAACCAAGTTCCACTCTTCATCATTCATTACTGCTTCCATAAACTCATCTGTAATATTTACAGCGTTGTTTAGATTAAAGCACTTGCGATTAACATCGCCTCCAGTCGGTACTCTAATGTTTAGAAACTCTAAGATATCAGGATGCGAGATATCCATATAAGCTGCGTATGAGCCTTTTCTAGTTTTACCTTGACGATAAGCAGTCATATCACTATCAACTGTTTTTAGAAAAGGAATAGGCCCAGGTGAAATAGAGCTGTTTGATCTTACATGACTCCAGTGACCGCCTACTCCACCTCCTTTAACACTCATCCAGCGTAATTCATCAGAGTGAGATATTAATCCTTCTAGACTATCGTCAACATAAGTAAGAAAGCAAGAAATAGGCATGCCTCTTGACTTTTGATTAGGCTTTGGCGCGTTTGATAATATAGGACTTGAAAACATAAACCAGCCTTTAGACGCGTAATCATAGATTCTTTGAGCTAGTTCTGCATTTTTCTTTTCACTAGTATCACCTGAGAATGCTACGGCTGCTCTTGCAAAGCTTTCTTGCGGTGAAGATTCATCGTCACTCATGTAATAGTCTTTAAGTAGATTCTTTGCAAAGTCTGATAAATTGCTGTCTCTTTCTAAATCTATAGTTACACCATAGCATTGTTTTTTCATAAATTTTCCTTTTTAGTCTGAGCTTCCAACCATACCTTCTTTTCTCTTGGAAGCTTGTGATAAATTTAAGTATTCGTCTTCATTTATTACTTCAAACTCGTTATCACATTTAACTACAACCAACTGAAAGGGTAGTTTGTTTTGTTTGAAAATTGTAGCTACGCTACTTCCTATGTTAACGCAATTGACAAATATTTCTCCTGTATATCCTGCATCAATAACGCCAGCTCTTACTTTAAGAGTCGACTTAACAATTGACCCTCTTTCTTGAATAAGACCAACGAAACCCTTTGGAATAAGGACTCTAATTCCTGTCGGAATCAGACATTTATTAAGTTTGTCTTCACTTATAGCTCTTGATGACGACTCATAATTACAGGGATAAATAACTATGTCTTGATCAGACGTATTAAATAAATCTAATCCAGCACTCTCTCCATTATATGCAGGGACATAATCTTTTACATCAATATTATGTTGACTTAAAACTTTTTTTAATTCGCTATTTACTGTGAGTTTAGTCATCTTTCTTGTTGACCTCTTTCCATTTTTCTCTTAATTTATTTTTCATATCATTATTGTCTTGTGCTACAGCCTCATTTAGTGTTAAAGAGCTTTCGTCCAAGATTTCAAATTTTGATTTTGCAGTATCAATATTAATCGGAAACAATAAACCATCTCGACCTGCACGATTCTTTGCTACAAAAATACGTCCAGTACCTTCAGACTTCTCCATAGGCTTTCTACTAATTGACAATACAACGTCTGCAACTTGCGCTTTACCATATGACTCGCCAAGATTTTCCAGTCCTACGATGTCAGACTTTGAGGAATCTTTATTTGCTTGAGATGCAGTCCAAATTGGAATATTTAAATCAACTGCAAGATTTCTTAATTCTGTGTAAATAAGCTTTAACTCATGACGTAAAGAATCGTAAGCTCTTGAAGACTTCATTACATCAGCATAGTCAACTGTAACTAGACTTGGCTTAAAACCTTTAAGCGTTAATTTCTCAATGTGATTTCTTAGTGTAAGCACTGATGCTGATCCAGTTGGATATTCCTTAATGATAAGCTTTCCTAACTCCATGTTTGCGTACTTATCAACTACTTCTCTTTTGCGTTCAATAACTTCGTTTGAAGGAATGTTGCACAAGTTAGAATCATATCGCTTACCAGTTTCATGTTCTGAGAGCTCAAATGTATAGTGAATAACGTTTTTACCAGCTCTCATAGCTGCACAACCCATAGCAACTAAGAAGTGAGATTTACCTACACCAGTATTTGCTGCAATAACACCTAGCTCACCTCTACCTAGACCACCTCTAAGAATATCTTGCTGATCTAGTCTATCTAAACCTGTTGGACATACCTGTCGATTTATTTGTACAAATCTTGCCTCAATGTCGTCAAAGAAGTCATGTCCTGTAGTGTTAGGCATACCAACTGAGATTGCTGTTTTCATGATGTTCATTACAGATTCGTACTTCTCTGTTTGAATTAATTCTACACTTTGTTCAAGTGCCTCTTTAAACGCTTGTCTCTTGCAAAAGTCTAAAGACTTATCTTTAACATATTGTAGGTCACCAACATCTGGATTTGTTTTCATCCTATGAAGATACTCAATAATTTGATCACGAAGAACTGCATCCTTTGACTTAGATAAGTCTTCTTTAATGATTGTAATCAAAATAGTCAAGGTAGGAAATGTTTTATACTTCTTGTAATAAGAGAAGTATTTTTCGCATAGGAAACAAAGATACTTTAGATCAAAGTATTCTGGATTGACTACTTCAATCATTTGACCAGACCATGTAGTATCAGTCAACATTCCTTGAAAAACCTTTTCTTGAAATGCTTTCCCAAATTTTGAAAAGTTCTTTTCTAAACTCATATTATGTTAATGTCCTCATGTTAGATTTAATAGATAGCAGAAATGAATGAACGTCAAAAGAGTTTAAACCTTGACTATTTAAGATTTTCATTATTTCAAATTTGTTTATTTTTTCTTCTTTGTTGTTTAATTGATAGTTGATTTTTTTAACTTGATCAGCACTTATCATTGCAGAGTCTAGATACATAAGTTTCCAATTCTTGGTTATGTTATGAGATTCAGCAACAATGTTTTTATATAGTTTTAAAGTGCTGCCGTTTTTATCTTCTTCCTCTGACCTGTTTATTATATCACTTATAGTTACATCTTTACACGTACTTAATTCTGGGAATCTTTTTGACATAACTTTGAAGCCGGCTCCTTTGACACCTTTTATTCCGTCACTCTGATCTCCACTAAAACATCTTGTAGTACAGAAATTATTTGGTGTCACGTTCCATTTCTCTAAAACATACTCTTTATCTATGATCTGTTTTTTGTTTGGACTCCATATTTTTGTCGTATCATTTATTAACTGATAATAGTCTTTGTCTGATGTCACAATTAATTTTTCTACGTCATCTTTTTTAGTCGACGTCAAATATGCAATTACATCATCAGCTTCACAATCATTTACATAGATTTGTGTAACAGGTGTTTTATAAAGAATGCTGACAAGTGTTTTTAGTTGCCAATTTCTATTGTCTTGTGTATCAGGTATGTCTTCATTATATTCACTTCTGTTTAATCTTACAGGTCGTCTACCTTGTTTATAATTAGGGTCAATATTGCGTCTTCTTACAGACCCGCCACCTTCCCAAACTACTACTATTTTACTAGGCTTAAACTTTTCAGACAGATGCTGAATATTTCTTAGCATACCAAAAATGCCCCCACACAGCTGTCCATTTAAGGACTTTGCTGGATTGGCGGCAAAATGTCTCATAAAAACGTTTAAGCCATCAATATAAATTTCTGGCTTGTTCATATTCTCTAACTATTAGCTAACATCTCGAATGCGTCTGAGTGCACATCCATCACTTGCTTTGCAACTTCTTCTACTTCTGAGTAACTCTCAGGGTCGATATCTGGGTCGTCTGTTTGATTCTTTCGAATCATTGCTTTTTCTAGCAGCTTATCAATCCAAGGACCATGAATGTCATCATTTATGAGTTGATCAAAGTCTGCTTTATAGAATTTCTTGTCGACAATAAGTTCCCCTTCTGGTGAATATACAATTAAGTTTTTCCAAGCACCAGATCCAGAAACCTCAATACCGTACCCGTCAATTGTTTCTTGGCCGTGTTTTCTAAGTAAGTCAAATATTTGTTCATGCTCTTTAATACCTTTACCAAAGTGAATCTCAAATTGACAAGACCTAAATGGCGCTGATACTTTGTTTTTAATTGTTTTTGCAGACACATTAATTCCAATTGGCTCTTTATCTTTATTTAAGATTTGCGAACCAGCACCTAACTTAATTCTTACTGAGCTGTGAAATGGTATGGCCATGCCTCCAGGCGTTGTAGTAGGATCACCATATAATACGCCAACTTTTGTTCTAATCTGATTTAGACAAACCATAAGAACCTTTTCGTTAGCAATAACTCCAGTAATCTTACGCATTCCTTTAGAAATAGCGCGTGCTTGAAGACCAATACTCTCTTTTTCGTAGTCACCTGTTAACTCTGCCTTAGGTGATGTTGCTGCAACAGAGTCCCAAATAATAGTTACTGGTACGTCTTTGTCCATTGCTTTAGCCTTAATAATAGTCGACTCAGCAATTGAGAGTACTTCTTCTGTACAATGTGTATCAACGTATACAAATCTCTTAGTAATGTCAACACCTAATGCTCTTAGGTTTTCTACACTTGTAGCGTTCTCTGTATCAATGTATACAATAATTCCACCCATTTGCTGTGTAGACTTTGCAATTTGTGTAGCAATATGAGATTTACCAATAGATGGTGGACCAAATATCTCTACAATTCGACCTTCAGGAAGACCACCATCTCTTTGATTAGAGATAATATAGTCTAACTGTTTTGACCCAGTACTTATCCATCGCTTAACATGTGTAGGAGAATCATCTGTGCTTAAGTTATAAGCAACGCGAGTGCCTCTTTCTTTGTTAAGACTTTTAATCAGGTCAGACGTAAAGTCGTCTAATGGCTCTTTAGCTACAGGCTCTTTGACCGCCTTTTTTCTTGGCATTGTTTATTTTCTCCTAAAATGTTATTTGTTATTAAAGACTTTCGAGATCAGCAAATGCGTCATCTAATGAGCTATATTTGCCGCTAATTGCATCTGGCGAGTTATCATCATGAGAACTAGAACTACTAGTAGAAGCATTTGATGCGGAGCCGCCTCTCGTTGTCTCTGTAGAGCTATCTTCGTCGTCACCGTTTAGCCACTCATTAACAACTCTCTCAAGCTCTTCATATGACTTAAGTTCAAACATGTCATTTACATCTGGAATATTGTCAAGCCAGTCCTTCATCTTTGAAGAGTCCTCAGACAGAGGTGAATCCTTACCTCGAGGTCGTACGTCAGTTGTAGCCCACATTTTTCCTGGAGCCTTTGTACATGTCACACGTACGTCACGCCCCTCATTAGGATCAGTGATATCACCGTAGTCCTCGTCAAGCATGTAGTTCAAAAGTGTTTGATATACTTGCTTTCCAAATGCCCATAAGCGTACACCTTTATCCTCTTCACCTCGAACGATGACAGGTGCGTAACATCGCATTTTAGGGTATAGTTTCTTAGCTAGCTCGTAAGACTCTTTAGAACCTTCGTCACGAAGCTTTGTAATTAGCTCTTGAATAGGGTCAGCTTTGCTAAACTGGTAAGGTGCAAGAAGTCCAGGGTTGTTTCCGATGTTGTAGTAAAACATTAGCTCTTTAAAAGGTTGTCCATCATTATTAGGATAAGCAAGAAGACGTACAGTTGTTTCGGAGCCTTCCTCAGGTCGCCACATTACGTTTTTACGTGAATTTTGTCCACTAATTTGATTAAGTTTCTTACGGATTGCTGCTAGATCAATAGCCATATTGATTCCTTTCTAATTGTTTAATTTTTAATTGGTAATATTTAATTTGTGTTTTAAACCAATCATGATGTCATTATAATATGATTAATTCTAATTTACACGTTAAAGTTAAAATTTTAATTTTTATTTTTAAACCCAGTCCATATCAGGTCCGACGTACCTATCGTCGTACATTTTATCAAACCTAGGTTTTTCCATAGCTAAAACATCATAAGGAATGCCTAAACTATGTAATTGTCCTGAAATTAGTTCTCGGTCTTTTTCAGGTGCTGCTGTATATATCACTATAAAATTATAGTCGTGATAATATTTTTTAAGTTTTTCAATCATTTCATAACGAGGAATAACTGTTCCGTCGTCTTGTTCGTCTACTAATGTTCCATGAAAATCAAAAGCTACGACTTTTCTGCTTTTATCTTTTTTAACTGGCTCGTTATTTATAACAGTGTCTTTCATAAAATAAGGTCTAAGAATCATTTCAACTGAGTTGTGTAAAAGTGTCTCTAACCTTGTTGCTTCATTTTCATCTATATCTAGTTCAAAAGGCAAACTAACATTTATTCCTACATCTTTAGGCTCTATATGAGTATTAAATATAGCACCTGATGTTAAACAAGGTGTTTGATTTTGTTCTTGAAGTTTTTTTCTTTTAGCTGGTCCATTTTTCAAATACCAAGAAGGGGACTTGGTCTTTTTATTTTTCTTTTTATAAGCTGCATTCGATTTACTTCTTCCACTTCGATACTTAACTTTTCCAGAAGGTCCAGCACCTAATGGCGTAGCTACACCTCCAATTGCACCTACGCCACTAAATTCATTAAGCTCAGCTTCATCTAAGAGTTCTTCTAGAATTAAGCAGTACAACTCAGTATTCATAAAGTTCCTTTTGATATTATTTTATATTTTATATATATCAAAAAGGAACAGTATATATTCCAGCAACTTTATCTAGCTCATCTTTAATTACAGCTTCGTGTGCTAGTGTTAAGACAGTTGCTAATCTAGACTTATGACCGCCATAAAATTTGCTCTCTTCACTTCCTGGATCTCTTAATAACATTATTGCATTCCACTCTTCCCAAGATAAACCAACATTATAATGTTGAAGTAGATATAGCGTCATATCATTAATTTGATATTTAGGACAGTCTTCGTTCCAGTCAAAGTATTGACCTAGTTTTTCTTTATGCCATTCAGACTCTGTATCTTTAAATCGATTTTGTGATAGCGTACCAATTCTGCCTAAGATTGAAAGTAATGAACATCGAATAATTGTCTTCTTATATATACCATAATTTAAAGCATCTGATATTTTGTTTGCAACTTTTGCAAGTTCTAATGCATATTCAACAATTCCACCTATTCCACAAAATGCTTCTTTTTCTCTTTGTGAATAAGATGTCATTAATATTCTTTCTCCTTCTTTTTCAATAAGATTATTAATGCTCTCATCTTCTAATTTATTAAGAAGCATTTCATACTTTGACCAAAGTGTCTCTATGTCTCTTTCTTTATACATTAATATGTCTCCGATAATTTAGCTGTTTCTACTGGAAAATTTCCTAATAAAGGGCAGTTATAACCTTTGTCAGTTATGTTTTTTAATTCTTCTATATACTCATTTTTGACATCTAAAACTAAAGCATCATGAATAATAAAAATAGGTTTACACAAATCTTTATCTATTTTTTCTACTAATTCTGAAAAATATGTCAGAGCAACATCGACTGCTGTAGATTGTATGTAGTTGTTTATCAGTTTGTTTGATTGTGTTTCTTCGATATTCCATATTGGTCGACCAAAAAAGTTGTTTCTGCAGCCAATATCATTAACAACGTCAGCCTTTTTTAATATGCTTTCTAAATCAAAGTATTCTTTAGTAGCATTTAAGACACTGTCACTTCTTTCCTTAGAAAGACCTTCAATTTGCGAAGAAGATCCATATAGAGTAGAGATTATGCCTCTTTTTATTATTACTCTATCAACTTCAAAATCGAGTGATGCTGAAATTTCGCTGTATATATCGTCAGATGATGATTTGCCATTTATGCTTCTTATGACTCTAGGTTCTAAATTTTTAAAGTCTACATATAATAGATCACCATCGTAATTCCATCTACTTTGAAATATTTTTCTACATCTAGCTGGGAGTGTTAATATATTAGGACTGTTTTTATTATTAACTAATCTACCTGAAACTGTTTTTACTTGATCATATGATACTATATTTGAAAAACCATTTTTAGGTTTAAAAGAATTTAAATTGCTCAATATTGATTCATTTTTTTCTAATTCTTTAAAAACTTTATAAGATATTAAATTAATCTTTGCTGCATTTAAAGAACTAAATATTTTTTGCTGATTATTATATCTCTCTATATAGTTTAGAGACATATCTTTTTCTACCAAGACTTTGTTTGCCTCTTCAATATCAGACATGTAATTTTCTAAAAAATGATCAGGCAATATTAAACTAATGTCTAATATATTAGAACTATTAAACATACTAATAAATTTATTCCATTTTTTAGTATTTTGTATTTTAAATAACTTATATAAATTTCTCATAATACGATTATATTATGACATAGTAAAATTTACAACTATTATTGTTGATCCAATTTAAAATCTTCTAAATTAATAAAACTATTTAAAAAAGTTTTCCACTCAATAACGATTCTTTGATATTCTAGATCAATATAATATTTCTCTTTCTTTTCTTCGACTTTTTTTATGCCTGATATTACATCAAATTCAATTCCTGAAGTAGAAACTATTAGAGATCCCGGTTTAGTGTAAAGATGCATGTGTGAATATTTTGATTTTCTTTCAACTTCTAGTTTAAAGTCTTCATATGATGCCTTTATATCATTAATCAGTATTTTATATGACTTATTTAATTCTTTTACTGCCGCCATCGTTTTAAAAACAAAGTCTCTATAATCTTTAGTCATGACTAGCATATTAAATTCATTTAAATCAATAAACTTTTCAAATGTTTCTACTAGCTTTGTTCTTTCAAACAAATCCCAATCTAAAATCAGATTTTTTTCAATTTCAATACCAGCAGTACTGTTTAAACCTTTATATTGAAAACTTATTTGAAGCTTTAAACTTATAAAATTGTTTAATTCTTTTAAAAATTTATCATTATCTGTTGTATTAACAATAAAGTCTATGTCATTTTTTATTATTTTATTACTTTCTGATTCATCAGAAAGAAATAATTGTTTATCATTTATTTTTAAATTAGATAATTTTTGTAGAAAAACTTGTGCCCTTTTGCGTTTAACTACTTTACTTTTTGCTTCTTCTCCAAGCTGAGCTTTGTTTATTTTATTTTTAACAAAAGCAAACTTATTAGAGTCTCTTAAGAGGTCAATTTTCAAATTTATTTTTTTATCTTTTGCAATATCATTGTTTAAAGACATCCATAAATTAAAACTAGGAGAATCTTCATTGTACTGATTGTCTTTTTCTATCCATGCGATATTTCTATAAGAAGGAAGCACGTTGAGATTTAAAGAAACTTCTAATTTGTCTTCGTCTTCGCCTAATGTAAATGTAATAGTCTTGTTTTTTATTATTCTTCTGCTTCCAATTTCATCTCCTGAGTTTGAGTAATTTAATATATTAATTTCAGTTATATTTTCTTCAGCTTTAATCGGCTTATTAGGTCTTAGTATGTCACCTATTGCTCGAGAAAGGGTATTAGCTGCGTTTTCATATTTTCCGTATACATCGCCGTAAGAAAGAGTAAGTTGAGTTGTAAATTTTCCGGGTGATAAGTCATGTTTTATTCCAGTTACAGCATATGCATTATCTATTGTAGTACCTGTTTCAAAATCTAAAAAGAGATACTGCGCAAAGTTAACAAAAGGACAACCATACATTGTTACTGTTGCCTGTGAAGGTAAAACTCTAAGTGGCAAGTCTTTAGAAAAACTTACTTTTGCTGCTATTTGTCGCTTATTATCAGCAGCTCTTTCAGATCTAGTTAGATAAATAGTATTAAGTTTAGCTTCATTTACAGTAGAAATTGAAGCTTCAATTATACCAGAGTTTTGTGTACCATATGTTATTGAAGGCATTATTTTTTTAAAGCTATTTTTCATGCCTTCAACTTTAAATTGTCCAGATATTTCATAAATACCTTCTGATATTTCTACAAGGCCTCCTTCTTCTATTAAATCTTGTATAATTGACCAGCTTCTATTATAAAATTTTTGTCGATTTATTTTATGTATATTATTTTTTATTTCTGCTAACTCAGCCTTTTCTTTTATCGTTAGCTTTTTCTTTTTACGTTTACGCTTACTTTTATCAGTTTCTTCAGTATTTTGCTCTTTGATTTCAATATATCCTGAATTATATTTTTGTCTTTCTTTATTAAGTTGCGTACTTGCTGCTATAATTCCTCTATCGTAAAAATCTTTCATTATAGTATTAATTGAGCCGAAAGGATTGTCATTTTGATCAAATATCGATATTCTTGATATTGTCATATTATAGTCTGTTTTTTTAGTTAATGTGTCAAATGTAAAACTTATTTTCGGCATAACAAATCTAACATCATCTATTGACTTTGAACTTTCTCCTGAATTTATACCGTCTTCTTCTGAGCGAGCTAAATCTGAGTATATCTTTGAAAGTCTTTTACTTACGTTTAATTGCTGTGTATCTTTTTTGTAAACTGCTTCTACATTTCCTGTTTTTGGGTCAACCTTGTAAAAGTCGCTTAGGCCGTAACAAACGTTTGTTCTAGTATTTATAAATCTATTTATTACTTGAGATATTACTGATTCGAGTGTAAAAGAAGCACCTTCTTCAAACAGAGAATTTAAAAATACTCTTAATTCTAGTCTAGGAATAAGTATAGAAGAAACGTTCATGTTAGAAAATAAACCACAATTTTCATTACAAGTGTAACTAATAATTTGTATTTCATTAAATTTTCCAGTTGAACCTAAATGTGTTCCAACTAAACCAGACACAAAAGCCCCAAAAGTTACGAACTTGTCAAAGCCTCCTCTACCTAATCCTTGATAAGGAACACCTTCAGTTTTTACTTGTCGATTAAGCATAATTTTTTCATACATTGCACACCACTCTGTATTAATAAAAGGATCTATTTCGTCTATGCCTCCCATTATTTTGTTTATCAAAGCGTTCTGTGTAGCAAGCAACTCGCTTTTTTTATTAATTGTAGTATCTGTTACTTTATTAACGTACGCAGACAAAGCTTTGATAAAATTATAAAATTCATAACCATTTACAATTTCCGACGAACTTAAATTAAAGCTTTTTAAGTCTGTTACACCAGACAAAGATATTAAAGGAGTATCACCTAAAATATAAGTGTTATTTGTCTTAGGGTCTAGTTTATCTAAAGATCTAATCAGGCTTTGCATAAGATTACTAAGCGTACCTCTAGAGTTATTAAGAAGCTGTTGCAATTCGTTTTCTTTTTTAATTTTTTTTATTTGTTTATCAATACTTTTTTTAAGTTTTTTAAAACTTTTATTAAAATTATCATAATTTTTTTTTAATCTTGCTATATTTTCAAATGTCAACTCTTCTAAAGACTTTACTTCGTTTGTTACTAGTCTTGTTTCATCTTTGATTAATTGAGTTATTTTTTCTGTAATTGTTTTGTACGATACACCAGCTGTGGCACCATCAACTACATGCAAAACACCTTTTTTATTTAAAATTGACAATGTTTCTAGATACTTTCTTTCAGCAAACAAGATAGAGTTAACATTTAATAGACCGGGTGGATCAGAATGCAACTTTACACTTCTTATATCAACTGGTCCACGCATTGCAATAGATAAGTCTATGTTAACTTGACCTGTATTGTCCATAGAAAAAGATGAATTAGTTATAATATATTTTTCTGTTACTCTACTATTGTCTAAAAACTTTCCTAGGTAATTTGTAGAGTCACCTTTACTTGTTTTACCGTCAACATGACGCCAACCGTATTCTATCGCAATTTCAGCACCGAAAGAACCAAACAAGTCTGGTTTGACAAAAGGCGCAATGTCAACCATTCTAGTTCTATCATGAAGTATTAGTGAAAGCTTGCCGGTCTTAAAAGACAACAAGCCTTGTGTAGGAGCAACATCTATACTAAAATTTTTTATTGTCATAAAAGGTCTAGTAATATCGTGTACAGAGTTTGATCTGATAAAATTCATATCAGTGTTAAAAGTGTTATTAGAATTATGTCCTATAAACTTTTCTCCAAAGTTATTTATAGTTTGTGGCATTGTAAAAGCTGAAAGATTTGTTCCTACTGCAGATTGCTTTTTTTGATCTTCTCCACTACCTACTACTCTAGTAAAGTTTGCTTCAAGAGTTTTATACACATCTGTAGTAGCATCTTGACTTATTGGCGTACCATCAAAAAATTGTGTTATTGATGCAGTTTTATATATTTTTGTACTAGTTTGTGATTCTATAAAAGAAGGTAAAACAAAAACAGCACTTAAATAAGGTTGACATTTGCTTAACTCTACGGTACTTAACAAATTAAAGAATGTAGCTAGCTCCAAGCTGTTTCTTGTACCTGCTCTAATGTTAGGATTATCCATTAAAATATAAGCTAGACTTGGTTTTTCTTTTGTAGCAGCACAAATATAATTTGCATCATTTACTGCGTTAATAATATGTTTTTTTCTAGCATCAGCAGCACCTGTAACTTTAGCTTTAGAATGCGTTATTTCTTGCATAGTATACAATGCTCTGCCCTCACCATTCTCTAACCCAGTATCTTTAAAAAGTTTATCAGCTTTTTTTTCATTCATCATTCCGTATCTGGAATAATGATTCCACCCTCTGCTTTCCCCTACAACATCAGGTCTTTTTTTTAGAAGCATACAAGGAAATTCACATTTATCGATTTCACTTAGTTTTACTTTTTTGAAAGTCTGTTGTTGCTCTGACTCAGATGAACCCTTAATAGGTGACATGTTTCCTCTAAAACTCCAAACTTTTTTAGTCTTTTCAGATATTTTATTATTATAATCATCATGAATAATTGTCATAAAAGAAGTAAGATATTTTAAAACATTTTTAGCTTTTGTTTCATCATCTCCACAGTAATTTTCATATACTTTTTCAATCATTTCATTTACAGTTATTGCTTCTGTTGTTATTGACTGAAATACATCTGTTATTGCTTTAACAACATCTTCGTCGCTTGCAGCTTTTTTATCGTCTTTATTTGTTGATTGAGATAATAACTCTCTTACTACGTCTTCGTTAGACATAATATTTGTATATTTGCTAATATTAGCTTCTCTTAAATAGTTTATAAAAGTTTTATCTTCAGCCATTATCGACCTTCTTTTAATCTTAGTACATCTTCTAATACAGGAATATACAACACAATACTGTCATCGTTAACCTCACCTTTATTAGCAGCACCTGCACCAATACCTAAAGGCCATCTGATTCCACTGGCAGCTGCTATTATCCACCAGTTCAAACCGTTGCCATAATATTCTTGTGCATAATGATCAAGTCTTCTCCCATCAGCTATTACTGTTGTAAATTTTATTGTACCATTTTCTACTGCATAGTAAATAGCTGATGTTAAATTTGGAATGCCACCTAATCTACTAATATATTCAGACATGTCTTATTATCCTTTAAACTAATTAGGGTCTTTATACTTCTTTTTATTTAAATGATCTAACAATCTATATTTTGCCATTGCAAAATCTCTTCCAGAACCAGTATAACTAAAGTCTGCTGGATCTCCAAAAAATTCGTTATTTATTCTGCCAACGTTATAAACAGGTGCACGCAGCATACCTCTATGATCTAACCCTGGAGGAATGTCATGTATAGGTGCAAAGTTAATTGTTAACTTTACTAACATAGGTGCTTTAGAACCTATTCTGCTAGTCTCCCAGTTAACTTCATTATAATTGACGTCTAACTGAGTTATAAACCCAGCTAAACCTTTACTCATTCCGCTTTCGTATGACTTAGTTATAGGATTATTGCTTTTTCCATCTTTTGTAGGAGCCATCAAATCTTTAGCCGGACGAGCTGACGGGCCACTAGCAGGTTCACTTCTTTTCTTTAACATTATTTTTGATGCATCTGCAACAACTTTTATTGTTTTAGATAAAGGTATGTCTGGAGGCAATTTCAGTAAGTCAGCTGCTGAAAGTTCCTTGTAAGCTGTGTTGTCTATCTCAACAACATAAAAGTCGCCCACTTTATCATGAACTTTATGTATTTTTACAGGATGATCTACAGATATTGATCTAGGGGCTACTAACTGTGAGGTAGCGTTTGGTGCTAAGTCTACTCCTTCGTCACCGTTATCTGTTCTATAATGCCCTGCCATAAGCTCAAATTCATTTGTTTCTTCGCCGGAAAAATCTACGACGTCACCAGTTCTTTCACCTACACCATGAAGTCTAGAAAGATTTGTTCTACTGTAATTGCTCTTTATTACATCACCAACTCTAAGTCTTATAAGTGGTGAAGCAGTTGGTACTTGTGTAAAAGGGTACTTAAAATCTCCATCACTTGCGTCTAAACCACCAGACCATTGTGGATAAACCATTGCGACTATTTTATTAACTTGATACCACATTAGGTCATGATCCGCCTCAGAAGTTGCTGCCAATGTAAAAGACACATTAACATTTCTTGTTGTCTTAACGTAAGTACGAACATCATCAATTCTACCAAAACCACTTGAAGCATTATACTCAGGATTAAAAGAGTCTGTTATGCTATCAATAAAAGCATGAAATGATATAATTTCATTTGTTCTAATATCATGAAAGTAAAAAGGCATATACTCTGCCTCTAATACTGCTTCTATTTCTTTAACAGCATACTCAGGTATTCTTCTTTCTTCTTGATGTATTTTATAAAAGTTTTGTGTTAAATCCTTACCTAAAGAAAAAGACTTTTTACCGTTTGCAGCTAAAGCTCTTTTAAGTGAAGGATGTAAAGAAAATAGTTGAGGCAATGCTCTAATTCTAGTTGTTTGACCGGGCTTTTTGTTTTGTGTTATTTTGTGGCCAAAGTCTCCATCTGAATGTTTTTGCTGCCAATTGTATACAGCAGTATCTTCTTCTGGTGCACTATCAGGTAATTTCACGCCTATAGATTCTAAGAGGCCTTTAGCTGCTGCTTTAATTGCTTTGCTTACATCGTCATCTTTGTCCTCTAGTTTTTTATATTCCGGATCATTAAAATAGTCAAATATATCTTGAGAAAATGCTTTCCCGTCATCACCAGCAAAAATCTTTATTCCGTAATCTATATGTCTATTTGATCTTAAGGCAGAGACTCTACTTTGTGGAGAATCTTTTTCTCTTCCTCTAAGATAAGAGTCGTCATAAACATATTTTTTAATAAGCTTTAAACCTATTTGCATTCTTTCAATAAAGAATTTTGTATAATAATAATTTAAGTCTGTAAAAAAGTCTAACACCGAGCCTTCTTTTTCTTTTGCTTTATATAAAGTTTTCTCTTCCCAGTATCTTTCCTGATAAAACTTTCTAAATAAAAGGTTTGCTCTATTTTGAACAGTTTGGTTTGTAGCTGCTGAAACTACTATTTTTACTGCAGCATAAGCAACTATAGCTAACTCACTTGCAACAATAATTATACTTTTATTATCACCCATGGTAGTTAATGAACTTATAAAATCTAGATCATTCATGTCAGTTGTTGTATCTTTTATAATTTCATCAAAGTCTATAAGAGAGTCTGGTGACATCCATTCAGCAAATCCTACAAAAAATGCAGTAGTTCTTTCAAATAAATTTGAATTATCATGAGGATAATTTAATACATTGTAAATGTATCTTGTAAACAAATCATATTCAGTATAATCGTATTTTCCTACTCTAAGATTAAATCTCTCAGCAGTTCTATTTTGTTGCCCATTAGCAAATGTAAGTAGTCTGTTTGCAAGTATAATGACTTCTACTATAGCAATTTGTGCAACAACTTCTGCTAAATAAGAGAACATAGCGGCAGTAAGGTCTGAACCATTGTCAAGGTCACTGTCGAGCTTTACTCCTCCGAGCATTTCAAACTCATCGGCAAAAACTCTTGGTTTGTTAGCATCGTTTGGATCACGCGAGTTGTTTCTTACATCAGAATAAGAATTAAATGACTTAAAAGATTTTAGACTTTCTCCAGGGTCATTTCCATCTGAATCTTTTACAAAGCCGAAACTATTAATTCGTGGTAAGTCTTTAACAATTGAATTATAGTTGTCATCTTCAATTAATTCTGTGCCTAATGTACCTAAACTTATACTGCCAGGTGCTACAGCATCATAAATTTCAGGAGGATTAATCTCTTCAGCATTAGCAGGAGGATTTTGCTCTAAATCAACGTCGTCGACGCCATTGCTGTCGTTATATTTTGATACTGTGCCATCTGGATTGAGAATGTATTTGTTTGACATTTTTATTTATCCTTGATAATTTTATCATTATCTTTCATAAAGTCTTGCAGAGACAAACCTCGTAAACGAGAGAACTTGGATTCATCAATCTGTCCTTCAGCAAGAGACTTACCGATTGAGTTAAGTTCTTTTTCAACAATTTCATTAAACATATTTAAATATTCTTCTTCAGACTTTCCAGTCTTCTCAGCAAATGCCTTGCACATAGCTTTATCAATTCCTAGTTTTGCAATTATATCTCTTACATTTAATGTTTTCATAATGTTTCTCTCTATTAACTTCCTGATGGTTGTACAATTTCTGTTGTCGGCATAGAATTATCGCTACCTATATTAAAGCACCTTGACCCAATTGCCTCAGAAGCAAGACTAAATACGCCGTTTGTATATTCAGGCATTCCTAATATTCTAACTAGATTATTCTGTGCCATTAATTTCATTAATTTATCTATTATCTCTTTTGTAAACACAAAGTCTGACGTTACCTCAAAACCTTGCTCTTCTAATTTCTTTTTAATTGCATTAATCTTGTTACATTGCTCTTCAGCTTTTTGCTTTGTCAACTTATTAGTATTATTTGTTTGAATTTTTGCTGCGCCTGAGTAGTTTGATGATGCAATTGTCGTAGCAGAATTTTCTTCACCAAACAACTTAGGCAAGCTAACTGAGTCAAGTAAGTTATTTAGTATCGATTTACTTTCATTTATATTGATATATTTGTTTAAATATTCTAAATCTTGTGTTGTCTTTACACCTTTTGGACTTCCTTTAGTCATTTCTTTGCCCGGCTCATCAGGTTTTTCTGGCATTAAAAGTTTTGCTTGCTCTGCTAACGCTGTTCTTTTTCCATGCTTTATGTGATCTTTAAAAATTTGTTGATAATAAGGGCTACTTGCAAAACTCCCATTTTCATGTTCAGGAGAAATAATGTTAATTTTATTATTTTTTGATTTTTTAGCAGCTGCAGTTATTTCTTCTCCATAATTTGACCAAAAAGATCTAAAGTATATATTGTCAAAGTGATTTGAAAAATCATCTCCATCCAGCAATCTAGGTATAATTTTTCCAATTAATTTTTCGTCTAAATATTCATCAAATTCTCTTGCGTGCGTTATAGCAGCAGGTTCTTCTGCTGTTAACCACTCGCTTACACCTTGAAATATTTTATAGCCTGCGTAAGCTGCTGCAGCTGTCCCTAAAGCTACTCCTGTTACAACATTTACACCTGGAATCGCAGCTAAAAAGGGTAAAACTGATGCAGCTGCGGCAGGCATCGCAATCATACCAGTAGCTAATCCTATACCTGTCGCAGCAGCTGCTCCTCCTCCCACCCATGCTCCAATTTCACCCGGCGTGTCACTTATTGTACTGAAGTCTTGTGCATTTATCTGGCTTATAGAAGACAAGTCTCTTCCCTTATACTGACCGTCATTTATTCCTTGCATAATAGTTGCTGTTTGTAGAGCTACATTTCTAAAGTCATCCTCAGTATTTCCTTCTTCTACAAACCTAGTTTTAAGGCCTTCTATTGCTGTTTGAAGTTTAGCTTTTTGACCCGGGTCTTTTACAGTTGAAGCTTTATCTCT